AGCGCTAGGTCGAAGTAGAACTTTCGCTCGGGGCGGTCGGTGAATCGTTTCCCAGCGCCTCCACCGCCTCATTCGTGAAGGCGTTGTGACTCCACGCCTTCTCGAACAGCCGGTTGATGACGATGCTCGACTTGCCCGAGAGCGCCGGAATGTCGGCGTCGGCGAACAGCCGCTCGCCGGCCTCGTCGGCCAGCGTCAGCACCAGGAAGCGGACGCGGAACGACTTCATCTTCTGCTCGGCGTAGGCTTCCTCGAACGCATCGCGTTCGGTGCCAGAGAGCGTCTTGATGTGGACTTCGCCGCCCCACTCGGGGACCGGGACCGGGTCCGAGAGTTTGACGTCCTTCGCCGCGAGAATCTTTGCCTTGCTCAAAGCCATAAAACAGGAACTCCTTACAGGAAAACGGAACCAAGATTTGGCACTGCGGGTGCGGCCACCGCCTCTCCGACGCCAGTGGAGAGAGGGCCGGAGATGCTGTCTCGCGTGTATGCGGTCACTGGGCCTGCACGCAGGACGGCCTGCGACTGTGCGTTCTCAAGAACCCACCCCCAGCCAGGCTCGTCAACAAAGCCAGAGCGAGTTTCGTCGATGGTCACCTTGATGAGACCACTCGACGCCGACAAGACCCACGCAGGCAAATTGAGCACAGACAGGTCGGTGAATCCGCCGGCCCCGGCCGGAAGAACAAGCCTCGCCGACAGCGACATCCCGCTCACACTCATGCCGAGGTTGACCTGGAACGTAAACTCGTCGCCGCTCACCATCTCTACGGCGTGGTACAGCGGCGAGCCGGCCGGCACCTCGGCTGCGTTAACGACCGAAATGCGGCCCCACGCCAAAGTCCTCACCAGTTCTGGCGGGTCTTCTGCCGACACGCCGGACGCCTTCAATTCCCACGCGGCGCCGTTGCGAAGGGTATAAGTGTTCGCCGACGTAAACGGGATCACGATCTCACCCGTCGAGTGATTGGCGACAGACACTGGCAGCGACAAGACATTCGTGCCTTCTGTCGTAAATCCAGAAAACAGTTTTGCCGTCGCCGTCAGCGACCCAGATATGCTGAAGCCGAGGGCTATCGAAATGGACGCCGCCGTGTCTCGAAGTAACTCAATGTTTCGCACGACCGGCAACTGGGAAGAAGTAGTCATTGGCGGCCTACCCTTCGTAGTCGGTAAGCGTGAAACGCAGCGACCCGCGGACGATGTCCCCGACGCTCATCCGCCTGTCGGTAGACGCAAGGATCGCGCGGCGAGAGATGGTTACCCCCGACGCGGCGAACGTGAGCGTGCCGTAGTCGCGCACAAACCCTTCTGGATCGGCGCCGTTCGGCGAGGCGATGTATTCGACATCGACGCTGCCGCCGGACCAATCGCCGGTCGGCACCATGACGCGAACACCAAGAGCATCGCCCGGCCCCGTCATGTCCACGACCTCCGCTTCCGGGGACGAGACAGACAGAGACGTGACGCTTGCGCCGAACTGGCCGCGAGTGCCGGCGAACGTGAAGGTTGCCCCTTGGGCTGCGAATCCCGCCATCGCTTACGCGACTCGGAACGTCGCACTCCCAGAGATGAGGGCGCCGACGGAGCCGCCGAGCGAAGACGACGAGATGGTCGCGTTGCCGCTGAACGACATGGGGCCGGAGATCGACAGAGCGCCAGACACGCCGGACGTGAGGATGGTCGTCGAGATGTAGTCGATCTGCACCTCGCGGTCGGTGGCGAATCCACCGACGAACACCCGACGCGCGTTCGGGGCAATACCCAAGTGGGTGGCGTCGATGAGGTCTTGCGTGTCATTTACCTGCACACTCGTCACGGTGAGGTTGGACCCACCGAACGAGAACGTCATTCCCTGTGCCGAGATACTCATGCGTTGCGCCTCCTTGCGCCAGTGTCGTGACCTGTAGGGTTACGAAGCGGCTTCTTGCCACCGAATCTGATACAGTTGCCGGACCTCGTAGGCCGGGGGGAGTTGTGCTCCCATCGCCGTCGGGTCCAAGAAGTCGTCAGTCTCGCTGACGAGCCTCATATCTTGGATTGTAACCCCCATCGCGGTGCCGGTGTTGCCATCCAGAGCAAGCCGGACCTCGTCCCCCAACTCCCTGGCGGCGTCGTGGGTGAGCGCCCAGGAAGCCACCTGGATCGACAGGAGCGGCATGAACATCGGCCCGGTCAGGCTCGACTCGCGGATGATGTTCTGCCGCTTGTAGACGATGAACGGAAAGCCGGCTGACTTCGGCACGGCGATCGGATAAACCTTGAACCCGACGAGTCGGGCCACGCCGGGCGTCGAGGTCAGCCGGTAGTAGACGTAGTCTTCGGGCTTGATGATCATGGTCAGCCTCCGGCCGCTGTGATGCCAGCCTCAAGCGAAGCCTTGAGAATCTCGAAAACCTGGCGGTCGGTGGCGTTGATCGTCTTCTCCATGAGGCCAAGAGGCTTCATGGGGGCGATGGTGTCGCCTGGCTTGAGCGTGATCGGGTGCTGCTCGCGGGTGCCGTAGGAGTCGGAGAAGTCGCGGGAATACCCCGGCTTTCCGCCGGCGCCGGCACGTTCGTCCAGGCTGCCCATGAGGAAGTAGTACCCTCGCCCCATCTGCTCGAACTGGGTGTTGTTGAACGAGCCGGCGCGGGCCATCTTCCCGTTGATTCGCTGATGTACGTTGACGTAGGCCCGGCGGTTGTTTGACCCAGGCTTGCGAGGGCCGGTGCCGAACTCGACGAGCCATGCGTGGTTGCCTGAAGCCTTGTCTCGCGTCGATCCGACGGGGCCGGTCTGGCGGGGGCCGACGACGATGATCATGCCCTCTGGGTACTTCACCTTCTTGTGCGTTACAGACCGAGCGAGATTGCCGGTGGCTTCGTGCTGATTGGCGAGGCCGACGTAGTGCTGCTCCAGCGGCCTCTTCGCCTTCATCACGGCCTTCGACAGCACAGCCTCCGACGCCGCCGAGCCGGCGAGAGCCTGGAGGGTTTTGACCAAGTCGCGGACGCCGGCCGTCTTGACGGCAACGAACTGGTTGGCACGCTCAAGCGCAGTGCCGCCGCCCTCCAGTTCCCTCGCCGACCCGATGCCCTGCTCGATCATTGCACCTCCCTCGCCAGCATCTCCAGAGCCGCCCTGTTGTCCCGCTCGACGACGCTGGCAATCTCCATTGTGCGCCCCCGCCACTCCAGCCGGTTGGTATGCGTGACGTCGGGGCGGTAGCGGATGCGGATGCGATGCGTGGCGATGACGTTGGCCTGCTGGGCCTGGAGGATGTCGCGGCTCGACAGCCCCGTGACGCTCGCCCAGACGGTGGCGACTGTCGTGCTCCACGACAGAGTCGTCTCGCCGGAGGGGCTGCGGACCTCGGTCTGCGACTTGATCGCCACCCGCTCCCGCATCTGGCCGATGATCATGTGACCGTGCCTTCGCCGATGAGGACGATGTCGTAGGTGCAGGAGCCTGTTTCGGCGGCGAAGCGTGCCGTGCCAGCGACGACCCCGGCTGCCGATGGCGCCGAGAACAGGTAGCCGCCGCCGGGGGGCAGCGTCAACGAGACGCTAATCGGAAGGCCAGCGAACGACCCGAGTCCCGAGAATCCGCCAATGCGCAGGCTTGATGTCTCGTGTGTGTTTCTCACATAGACCAACTTCACCTGCGTGAACGCGACAACGACGGCGGCGCCGTCTCGCGTATCGGCCAGCGAGGCTAGATTCAGGTCTTCGTTGGACGTCGTCGCCGTCCGCGAGTCGCTCCACACGACCTGGGCCTGATTCGCCCCCGTGCCGTCTCCGAGCGACAGGGCGTAGTTGGCCGGCGTGGCCCGCAGCGTACGCGACAGGTCGCCGGACGACGTCTCGTGGGCCAGGATGGAGAGGGTGATCTGGGCGTTAAGAGCCATCGGTCAGGTTCCCATGACGTAGATTTCGTACCCCTGCCCCGTCGTCCCGCCGATGCGGAGGATGCTGCCGCCGCCCGTCGTCGCGAAGCCCTCGCTGTTCGGGCAGGACAGCAGAATCGCCCCGCCCTCGCGGATCGGGTAGCCGCGAAGCGTCAGGGCGCCGAGGTTGATCATCGGCGAGAAGTTCCACGACGTAACGTCCTGGCGGAAGAGGCTGAACTGGCTGCCCGTCCAGCCGGCCGACATGGCGATCTGATTCGTCGTGGAGAGGTTCTTCAGGCACAGCAGTTTCACCGTGCCGAGGCCGACGGCCGCGAAGTCCACCTCGTCCATGCCGTTGGCGAACGTCCTCCGGTCGCTCCACACCTTCGTGCAGTCGCCGACGTCGAAGGCAAAGGAGACGATGTTGTTCATCATCTCCTGGGCCAGCCCCGACGAGGCCACAGACTGGGCGTGAACGACAGCCTGGACGGTGGCCTGGACGCTCATCGGTATCCACCCCAGCCGCTGGCGGCCAGCAGCGTGTTGAACGTCAGCGGCACCGGCAGCACCTGGCTGAAGCCAGCCACGACCGGCTGTCGCATCTCGTACCAGTGGGCCACGAGGAGCAGGATCAGCCCCTTCACGGTGCTCGGGCAACTGGAGCCACTGGGGCCGTAGCCCGCCGGCCAGCGGACGACGACGCTGTTCTCGTCGCCTCGAACCGCCGGCCAGACGCCCTGGTAGTTGGGGTAGATGCGGCCTGGGGTGGCGTAGTGGTCAACCTGAAACGCAGAAGCCGCAGACGTGATCGTCTGCATCTGCCCGGCCTCGTCACGGTACATGACCGTCACTGTGCCGCTCGCCATCGGCGGGCGGGGGAGGATGATCTCCCACAGCGGAAAGCAGTCGTAGCGAGCCTCAAGGGTCTGCGAGATGAGGCTGACGTCGAGCACGTTCTCAACGTACTCCGTCGCCATCCCGATCAGCGAACTGATGTAGGCATCGTCGTCCGACACATCGACGCGGCACTGCACCTTGGCTTCCGCCAGGGTGACGGGGTGGACGGCCGGAGCCGTGTGCCGGACGAGGCTCCGATACGGCGTCACGCCGCTCTGCGGATACTCCGGCGAGCCGTAGGTGATCGTGACGGTCATTTTCCGCTTCTCCTCACGGGCGGCAGAGCGGCACGCTCCATCCGCTTCTCAACGGTCGCCGTCTCGACGCGACGCTCTGACACCTCTTCAACGAGGCCACGAGCGACGTAGATGCGGGCGGCTCCGTCGCCCCACTCGAACTCCTGGCCTTCCTTGTAGCCGGCGAACGGCTTGACGATGCGAACTCTCATTGCGGCACGAACCCCCAGGCGCCTTCGGGCGGCTTCTTTCCGCCGTTCCAGAACTCCGTCGTGTGCTGCTGCACCTTGCCACCCTCGACGCTCCGGCTGGGCCAGGTGATCATCAGTTCGGCGTGGCCGACGCTGACGTGAGTGGCGATACCCAGGCGGTTGCCGGAAGCAGCGAACTTCTTCCAGAAGTAGATGTCCTCGTCCACATGCCCGCCCGTGAATGTGCCTTCGGCATTCGCTTCGGCCAGGAACCACGGCTTCGCCATCTTCTTGATGGCGGCGGTGCGGATGAACGTGCAGCCGAAGTGGGCCGTCTCGACGGGCTGGACGACCTTACTGAACCAGTCGTTCTCGACCGTCGTCTTCTCGTCGGGCGTGTTGCCAGCCAGGGCGAACATGACCGTGTTCGCCTCCCGCTTCGTCTGGAGCGGGGCGATGGCGTCGTAGCCGCTGTGGAGCAGCAGGGCCAGGAGAGCCTCGACCGTCTTCGCCGTGAAGATCGTGTCGTAGTCGATGGTCAGGACAACGTCGTGGGTGTCCACGACTTGCTCCATCGTTCGCTGGAGGCACTGCCCGAAGAACGCCCCGGTGTACTTGATGGGGGCGATGCCGTGCGGGGCCAGCGCCTGCGAGACGCAGAAGAAATTATCGGTGAAGCCGAGGCGAGGCGTGCTCATAAGAGCAGCAACCTTCACCTCGGCTTCACAATTACCAACACGCAGTAGCATCATTCGCTCCTTGTAAGGAGCGGGCGCGCATCCTTGCGCCTTTGTCGGCCGTCATGGCCGTCCCGCTTGTACGGGACTAGCCAACAACCCGGCCGATGACGCCAGCGTCGGAGTTCGACACGGGCGACTCTTCGGCACGGCCCAGACGGCCGGTGATCGCCACGTTGGCCGTGGCACCCGGCGTGTAGGACACGCGCAGGTAGCGCTTCTTGGCCCGAGTGTCGATGTCCATCTTCATCACGGACGCGGCGTTGGTGTTGCTCACCGCCGGGATCGAGAACCCGCCGACGCCGCCGCCCACGAGGGCCGTGACGTTGGTGAAGTTCGCGTTGGCCTCGTCGGACTCCTCGACGCGGAGCACGTTGGCAAACACGGTGCTGGCGTTGCTCGCCCGCAGGACCGTCATGCTCAAGTGATCGTAGCCGATGGTGTCAACGGTCAGCGTGGCGGTCGCAGTCGCACCGACGGCAGCGGCCGGCAGTTCAGCGACGACACGATGGTTCTGGGAGTGGATCATGTTCTAGGTGCTCCTTGTGTCTACTGATCAGGCCGAGCGGAGGGCGATCACGGGACCGACCTCACTGTTCGTGCCGAGGCTGTGGTGGTTGATGTCGAACCGCATGGTTCCCTGGAGGAGCAGTTGATCGGTGGTCGCGTAGACCTGATCGAACAGCCGCACCGAGAAGTCACGCCGACGGGCGTAGATGCTGGACAGGTTCATGTTCCCGAACAGCACCTTCACCTTGTTGCTGTCGGCGCCGAGGGTGCTGTTGAGCACATGCACCATCCGCACCGGGTAGCCCAGGAAGGACTCGCCGGCATCGCGGCCGAGGTTGTCCACCGTGTTGCCGCCAGCCGCGTACTTGAGGCGAGCGATGCTCGCGGCGTAGCCGGCGGGCGAGACGTACCAAGCGGCCCCCTGGCGGGCGTAGAGCGGCAACTTGCCCATCGCCGCCAGGAAGTCCTCGACGTCGAGGGTCTCGAAGCCGGTGTTGCCCGCCGCAGCCGACACCACCGAGGCAGTGTGCGTGCCGTCGTTGACCTTGTTGACGATGCCGTTGATGCCGCCATACTGGCTCGTCCCATCGCCCAGCCAGCCGCACAAATCGATCCGGTACGCAAGGCTGGTGCTGAACTCCTGTGCAGTTGCGTCTGCGATCGAGATAAAGGCGTCTTCGACGACCTCGGTGCTCATCCGGCAGCCGACCGCCAACTTCTTGGCGACGAGCGACACGTTGCCGTAGGTCGGCTCGCTCTCGGTCACGCTCGACCCTTCACCCACGAAGTAGGCCGTCGTTCCCGACAGGCGCTTCGGGATGACCATCGTGTCACGCGACATCGACACGCTCTCGGCGGCGCCGGGAAAGGTGCCGTAGGTTTCGACGAGGCGGATCACCCGGTTGGCGAACTCCTCGGGAACCAGCGCACCGCCGGCCGAGTTGCTGCCCTCGTTGAGGGCGCGGGCCTCGACGCCGTGGTCGCGGCACCAGCGAATGTCGTCGGCGTTCTTGAACACCGTCGCCCGCAGCCAACGCCCGCAGCGATAGGCGCTCTCGACGGCCTCGGGGCCGTCATTGAAAGCCCGCAGCGAGGTGTGGTGCGGGTAGATCGCCCGAATCTCGGTCTTCTTCGGCTGCTCGGCCACAGGGGCCGCAGCCGGGGCGGGGGCGGCCTTCTCGACCACAGCCCGCAGTTCCGCCTCCTTGGCGGCGAGCGTACCCTCGAACTCCAGGTCGGACTTGACCTTGTCG